AAAATTGTTGGATTTACTAAAGGAAATGGTAAAAGAGCAGATAAAGTTGGTGCAGTAATGTTTGAATCATCAGACGGATTAGTAGTAGGTCAATGTAGCGGATTTGATGATTTAACACTAGATTATATAACTAATAATCAAGATGAATTATTAGGTCGTATAATGTCAGTAATTGCTACTGCTTTATCAAAATCTAAGAATTCTGATACTTATTCATTATTGCACCCTAGATTTAAAGAATTAAGACAAGATAAATTAGAAGCAGATGATTATCAAAGAATTTTAGAAATCTCTAAGAGTATTAATATATGATTAGTATTGAAAAATTAGATTATATAGCAAGTCACTCAAAAGATATTAGAAAAGTTGGGTGTATATTAGAACCTTTGGAAGAATTCCAAAAAACTTATGAAGGATTTAATCAAGCACCTAACAATTTACCAATGCGTGATGAAAATAATAATACTTATGATTATGTAATTCACGCTGAAGTATCAGCACTTCTTAAAGCAGACTTAACTAAGAAATATAATCTTTATGTTTCTTATGCACCTTGTATAAGATGTGCTTCATTAATTGTATATTTAGGGTGTATTGAAAAAGTATATTATAAAGATATACTTCACAATCATAAAGGTGGGATTAAGTTCCTAGAAAATGCAGGAATACCTTGCATAAAATTAAAACAACAATAGTAAGGGAGTTTTATATGACTATTAGCGAAGAAATGTATATATTATCACAAATGTTAGAAAATTGGATGACTAAAAGAAGTCTTACTTATGAAATGCAACAATCTAATTATATTAATTTAACAGATGAAGAAATCCAAGAATATTATTCAGCACTAGATATTTACGAACAAATAGACGCACTTTGCGATATTCTTGTATTTAGTTTTAATTCTGTTAAAGTTGAATTAAAAGATTTAAGTTATGAAAACGAAATTCGTGAATGGATAGATTTTAATTATATCATTAAACTTAGAGATGAATTAAGTAAAGAATTTAGTTATGAAAATTTATATAATCTTTATAAATCAATTAGGTATATGCTTTTAAATCTTGATAATTCTTATTGCGAATTTGATTTATTTAAAGCAATGATTGAAACATTTAAAGAAATAGATTCAAGAACAGGTGCATATAATCCTGAAAAGAAAAAATGGATTAAATTTAAGACACCTGAAGCAATGAAATTATGGTATAAAGCAGATTATAAAAGTTGTGCTAAATGAAACCGTTTTTAAAACATTCAGGTGGTAAGGCTAGGGAAATTAAAAACTTCCTTAGCCATATCCCAAATAATTATAATAGATATATAGAACCATTTGTAGGCGGTGGTGCAGTATTTTGGTATTTAGAACCAAAATCTGCTATTATTAATGATTTAAATAAAAATTTAATAGAATGCTATAAATCTGTTAAATTTGATTATAATACAATAAGTTCTGAACTTGATGAATTAGTTAAAAATTATAGTGTTGATTTACACCATACAAAATTTTATGAACTTAGGGATATGTTTAATGGTATTAGAGATAGAGAGTATTCACAAGGAACACTATATTATTATATTAATAAATTAGTTGTATCAGGATTAATGCGTTATAATTCTAAAGGACAATTAAATACTCCATATTCACACAATTCAACTTTTTCAAGAAAAGTATTGACTAAGCAACATTCTGATTTATTGCAAAATACTGAAATTTATAATTTAGATTATAAATCTTTATTTGATTTGATTAAACCTAATAAAGATGATTTTATATTCCTAGACCCACCATATGTTGATACTAATAATAATGTATATGGCAATGATGATAAATCTATTTTTGATAATAATTCTCAAAAAGAATTATCAGACTTCTTTAAATCAACTTCTGCTAAATGCTTACTAATTATAAATGATTGCGATATAATACAAGAGTTATACAAAGATTATATAGTAGATTCATATGATAAAAACTATTCTATCAATATAAAAGGTAGGCAAGTCACCAAAGGTTCAAAACATTTAATTATTAAAAACTACTAAATTATTGATTTAAGAATTATATCAGTTTTGCTTAAACTTTATTTAAGTTATAATCTGATATAATTCTCTTATCAAAAAGGATTAAAGGAGTTAAAGATGAAAATACATTACAAATCACGCAAAGTTTATTTTAGTAAATCTAAATTTAAAAAATCTGATGTTATAGATTTAGTAAAAAAATGCAAAGACTTTAAAGAGATTAAAGATAAATTCTTTATTGTCGAATATAATAAAAATAGATATTTCTTTACACAATCAGAAAAACATATTAGATTATTACTTTCTTTTGATAATACATATGAAATTGAAGATTTTTCACACGGCTATAATAAATATCATATAGGAATTATATCTGAATATCATAACGCATATAAATCAAGAAGAGTAAATAAATGTAAAGAAGACGGCGACTTTAAAAGTTTTGATTTTATTGATGAAGGGGAAATTAAATATTATGAATTTTAATAATTTTAATAATCTAAACGAAGAAAACAAAGAGCGAGTTTTAAATCTTAGACACAAAGAATATTTAATAAAAATTAAGCATTCAGACACGCATAGTATAATTAAACGTATAAGATTTAGAACATCACTTACAAAAGAACAGATAGAACAGAAAATTCAAAATGCTATAAACAATATGATACAAAGAATTGAAAACAATACATTAAAAACAGATAAAAGGATTTGTATTACATTTGCAATATCAAAATTTAAAGTTATTTTTGATGTTGATGATAAGTTAAAAATAATCAATTTAATTACAATTTTATCAAATACAATGACAGATTTTGATGATTATCGTATAGTATTAAATGAATTTTATAATCATTTTGATGATGACTGCTATATGATTATTATTGATGAATAACACAAAAAGTTATAAGGATTTTTTAATTTTGAACTTGTTATAATATCTTAAATTTTTAATAAAGGAAAACAAATGTTATTTACTTTACTATCATTATATACACAATTTGATACAGAACAAGAACCTAATACTAAAGTTACTACAATTGATAAAATTCAAAAATCTGAAATAAATGATAATCCAATTAAACAACCTAAAAATAATAAATTGAAACCACATAATTTTGATATAATTATGCAAGAAGAAATCAATAAATTGAAAAATAAAAAGTAAAAGGAACAATAATGTTTAAAGTTAAACTACTATCTTATACTCCTTTGGAAGTAATTAATACTGCCATAAGGACTTGTTGGGATTCACACGATAAATCTGATAATCTTGGCGAAAAAGATTTAGATTTGATAAAACGTGTATTATTACAAGCACAGCACTTCAGTGTTTCGGAACACTGCGTATTTAACTTTTTTATACAAGGTATATCAAGATTAAATCTTATGGAACTTACACGTCACCGCCTTGCTTCTTATAGTGTTAAATCAACTAGATATACACTAAAAGAATTAAGAAATGAAACTGAATTTACTATTAAAGATAAAGAGCGTGCAAGCAAATATATCAATCTTACAGATAATAATAATGTTGATGAATGTTCTATTCAAGCACTTGAAAATGTAAGACGATTAGTTAATAATGCAGTAAATTATAATGTTACACAAGATTTGATTAAATATGCATTGCCTGAATGCTATAAGACAGATTTAACATTTAGTATTAATGTAAGGTCACTTAGAAATTTACTAAAACTTAGAACATCTAAATCAGCACATTTTGAGATAAGAAATTTAGCGTTTAAACTTTATGAAGCATTGCCTGAAGAGTTTAAATTTTTGTTTAAAGATTGTGTTGATGTAGTAGAATAAAAATAATAAGGAGTGATAAGATGATTATAAATGATAAAGAGCAATTATATTACGAAAAATACAGACCGCAACGTATTCAAGATATGATATTGCCTGATGAAATTAAGACTAAATTGCAACATCAGGTAGATACTAAAAATTTATCTAATATGTTGTTTAGTTCTTTTACACCTGGAACAGGTAAAACAAGTTGTGTTAATGCTATTGCCAAAGAATCAGGATTAGAAACATTATTTCTAAATGCTTCTTTAAATAATGGTATTGATACAGTAAGAACAACTATACAAAATTTTGCAAGTTATAAGTCTTTTGATGATAATCATAAAATTGTTATACTTGACGAATTTGATGGATATTCAGCACAACAAGCATTACGTGGATTTATTGAAGAATTTTCAGGAAATTGCAGATTTATTTTAACTTGTAACTATATCAATAAAATTATGCCTGCTATTATTAATAGATTTGAAGTTTATGATTTTGATGAATTCTATAATCAATCTAATAGAGAATTATTAATTAAACAAATTTTTAATAGATTATGCTTTATATTAGATACAGAAAAAGTAAGTTATGATAAAAAGGATTTGATACCTATTATCAATACTTATTATCCGTCTGTTCGTGGTATGGTAGGATTTATACAGAAATCTGTAATTAATAATACACTTAAAGTTGATTTAACTCAAATTCAAAAACTAGATGGATTCGATAATCTTATTTTACAAATAAAAAATAAGAACTTTGATGAAATATTAAAAGAAACATATTTAGTTACAAATCCTGATTCTTTTTATACATATATGTATAAGAATTTAAATCAATTTAATCAGCAAGCAAGACCACAAATCTTATTAACTATTGCTAAGTATCAGTTTCAGTCAAGCAATGTAAGAGATAAAAATTTGACTTTATCTGCTTGTTGTGTAGAGTTGGCAAATTTTATAAAATAGTATTTTTGACAAATTTTAAGTGTAAATAATATATAATTCAATAATTGAATAAGGAGTATTAATGAAAATTTATAAAAACATCAGAAGACCAGGTCGTGATATAAAAAACGCCACTACTTCTGTAACTTCAGAAAATCATAATCTTTTTAGAAAAGATGGTATGGTAACTTACAACTATCGTCTTTTTATAAATGAATTTGATGACGCAAAACTAGATGAAATATTTGATACTTTGTATGACGGCGAGTCTTACGATACACTTGAAGTTAGAATTTCAAGTCCAGGTGGATATTTGCTAGATTTACAAAGATTTCAAAATGTAATTGAGAACTATTTTCAAAATAGAACATTTACTATATTAGACAATCACGGATATTCAGCAGGTGCTTTAATGTTTCTACTAGGAACAGAACGTATAGCACATAGAACAAGTATGATAATGTTTCACGATTGGAGTGGTGGATATTGGGGCAAAGCGTCTGATATCGATAAACAACATAAATTCCAAAGAGAACAATATAAAATTTGGATGAGAGATTTATTATCAAATTTCTTTACAGATAAAGAAATAGAAGATATGTTTGAAGGTAAAGAATATTGGTATAATACTCTTGAAATGTGTAAAAAAGGTATTGCTACTCACGTAATGATAAACGGCGAGAAATTGACTGCCAAAGAATATATAGCATTTGAAAAAGAAAATACTAAACTTAAAAAATCTATCAATTCAAGTTCAAGCAAATCTAAACCTAAAAAACAGCCAATTTTTGATATTAAAGAAAACACAGAAAAGACAGAGAATATTGAAAACGTTGAAAAAACTGAAATATCTGATACTTCTGATGGTATTGAAAAACCAAAAACAAAGACAAAAAAAGTTTTTGATAATAAAGATGTATTAGATAATAAGAAAAATGATATTGTTCTTGATATATTTGGTAAGAATAAACACATCAAAGATATAATGACAAGTGACAAGTGACAAGTGACAAGTGATAAAGATAAATAGTTTAAATATATTGAATTGTAGGCAACAAATATGAAAATAACATTAAGAACACTTGATTCTTCTAATAATGTTCCTGCTTTAAAAGAGAGTAGAAATTTAGAATTAAAAACTAAATTTGATACTCTTACATATTTAGAACTAGATACAAATTTTATAAATCTAGTTCAATATATTAAAGATATTCAATCTGTTATTTCAGATTTAAAGGCTTTGTCAAGTTCAACTGAATTATCAGATTTACTAGGAACAATAAAAGATAGAGTTGATTTATTAGAACAAAATTTAACAAAAATAGATTTAACAAAAGACTTAAATAAACCTGTATCAACTGAAACTGCCGAAAAACTTAATGAAAAATTAAATACAGCAGATTTTCTTATTAAGTCTATTAATAATGTTTCACTTAAAGGAACAGGCAATATAGAACTTAAAACTATCAATAACAATAATATTGTAGGTTCAGGTAATATTGAAATTAAACCAACAAAAGAGCAATTTATTGAATCTATTGTAACAGGTGTAGCAGGCGATGTCGGATATTATGGTATATTTGAAACATCAGAAACTACAAATTTTAATGATATTATACAAGGTTCTAAACTTAGAACTTCAACAGGTTCATCAATGATAGGAACTTGGCGACAATGTGGCAACCTTGAAAATAATAAAGCACTATTTTTAAGGATATTGTAATGTATAATAAAGCAGATTTAAGAAATGTTAGATTTTCAAATCCTTCTCAAACAAGGGTAGATTTTGAATTAAATCATAAAAATTTAGGTTGGATTCCTTATACTTTAGACATTAATAATATCAGTAATGATTTAGAACAAGAATTAAAAGAATTAATTTATAAGCACGAGATTAAAAATTATGAAAAACCTAAAAGAACTGAATTTAATCTTAAACAAGAAATCAATAAATTAGTTGTTACTACTTCTAAAGGTAATGTATTTGACGCAAATTCAGAAGCAAGACAAAATATGTGTGACGCTATTATAGCAAGTGAAACACTAGGACAAACAAAAACAATATGGGTAATGGCTGATTATTCAAAAGTAGAAATAGATATTCAAGAATTGCGTGAAGCACACGCTTTGGCATTGTTGCAATATGCAAAAACAAAAGAGATATTATAATTTATAAATATTTTAAATTTTAAGGTTCTTTTAAGTTTATTAATGTTATAATACAAACATAAAAAGGAAGTTAAGGAGTTCTAGGGTTATCCAAAACTTAGAATAAAATGTTTATACAAGACCTTGTTAATTCAGGGTCTTGATTTTATGATAAGTTTCTTATCCTTGATTTTTGGAAGTAGAACCTTAATGAATTGTAAAGTGAAATTACATCAATATTGGGAACTGATAAACTTTTTTCACTTAATTTTATCATTAAGGTTTCTTTATCTATGATAAGAAACTTATCAATTTAGATAAGTTTTTGCTAACCATTTTTTACCTTTCTTGTTATGGCTTTTTGATAGTTCAAGCCTTAAATCAAACTATCTGTTCTTTTCGTGGCATTTATGTCGTTGATGAAATATGTTCCTTGATGAATTGATAAGAGTAATTACATCACTTTTATTATCAATCATAAGAACTTACGTTATATATTTCTACATTGTAAAAGATGTAGTTTTAAAATTTTAGGGTTACGAAATTTTATATAAAAACATTAGACCACTTACTCTTGATTTTATCATCAAGGCGTATTTCATCTTATCTCCTCCTTTCTAATGAAGTCAAGACCCTAATTCACGATTGTTAGGGTCTTTTTTTTTCAGTATTTTACATTGTTTTATAAGTTTAAATTTAGTTAATTTATGATATAATAATACAAATTTTTAATAGGAGTATGATAATGTCAGCATTGAATAAAACAACTTCATCTGAAGCAGTCACAAATATAGCAGGCGGAAAAGCATTTAAAAGAACAAATCCATATAATACTTTTCTTAGTATAGTAATGAATTGTCTTAATAATTCAGATAATTACTATAAATCAAACAAACAAGTTCAAGAAAACCTAGAAATTTTACTTGATGAATTAGATAAAGAATTTATCGCTAAATCTGTTATATTCTTAAGAGAAGAATTAGGATTTAGATATATTAGTAAGGTATTAGCAAATTACCTAATCAAAACTGCTAAATCTGAAAAATATCTTAAACCAATGCTAATTAGGTCTTTTGTAAGAGTTGATGATATGACCGACCAATTTGCACTATCAGGAAGAGCAAATTCACTTAGACGTGCTATGAAATATTGCTTAGAGAATAAATTTAATCTCTATCAATTTAAAAAATACACATCTATCAATAATCAAGTTAAACTTAAAGATATAGTTAAACTATCAAGACCTAATCCAAATAAGTTTAAATTTGATAAACAAGGTTTAGATGATGTATATAAGGCAATTATTGAAGATAGACTACCTAATATCAACACAGCACAAACTTTAAATGCAGGCAAAGTTAAATATACTTTTGACAACATCAAAGATTTAGGATATATGGCACTTATTAAAAACATAAGAAAAATTTTAACAGAATCACCTGAATTGTATGATTATATTATTGAGAGAATACAAGATAAAAATCAAATTCAAAAATCAATGATTTTGCCATTTAGATTTTATGATTGTATGGAGTCTATTCAAGATATTAAATTCGACCAATTTAAACTAAGAGAATTAACAAAAACTTTGTTTTATTGTATGAAATTATCAGCAGAACAACTTGAATTAGATGGTGTTTATGCACTTTGTCTTGATGAATCAGGCTCAATGGACGGAACACCATTTAAATATGGTAAAGTTTTAACATCTATTTTAATGTCTGATAAATCAGTTGCTTATACTTGGGCTAGTCACTGCAAATTTGTTGTTGCAAATCCAATGGATTTTCTAATGAATAGAAGTTGTAATGGCGGTGGAACATATGCTGAAGAGCCATTAAAAGAATTAATCAGAACTCAAACTTTAGTAGATACAATTTTTATATTTACTGATATGGAATTATACGGCGAGAGTTCTTTGCAAAAATATTATAATCAATATAAAAATAAAGTAAATCCTAATGTTAAATTAGTTCTTTGGAATTTAGCACCATATGGCGATAATACACCAATTAGATTTACTAAAGATGTAGTAGAGATTAACTCTTGTTCTGATAAATTAATACCTTATATAGGTAAAATTCTTAAAAATCCTAATTATATAATAGATAAAATAAATTCTATTGAACTTTAATTAGTGTAATTAGACTTAGGGTCTAGTATAAATATAATCATAAAGGATATATTAATGATAACACTAGACCCTTACTATTCAATAGAAATGTATAATCACTTTTTAACAGCACTTGACAATAATGGTGTAAATTGTGATATATATTGTTTAGCAAAACCACCTTTTCATTTTTATCTTGATATTCCTAATCCATTATTAGTTAATTATGATGAATTACCCGATAATTTAAGAAAATATTTAGTTAATATAACTAAACCTGCTACACCTAATGACACATATTTACTGCAACGTAGATTTATTGATGATTCTATCAAAACTTATAATAAGTATGCCACAAATTTACCATTATTAGAAGCAGAAAATTCTAATTATGCTTGTTTCTTTATGGTAAGAAATAGGGAACACGCACTTCAATTAAGCAATGAAATAGGTAAAATATATTACTTTGGATTTTATTATAAGAAATATAAAATTTGTTTAACTACTAATGAAAATATTAAACTTCAAAATTCTAATCTTATTTTAGTAGAAAAAGAAACTAATACTATTCAAATGGAATTAGATTTAAATTTTAAAATTTTTAAATTAAATGATAGATTAAAGAAATATACGCAAACACCTTATATATTAAATGGTAGATATTATCCAACTCAAATTCAACAATTTAATCATCTTGTGTAATTAATTATACTAAAATTTCAGGATATTTTATTTGAAATTCATCAAATTCTCTATAATATTTAATTAATAAATTTTTATTTTCTTCTGATTTTGATTTTTCACATTTATTAATCATTTTAACAAGATATTGCAATTCTTGAAAAATTTTATCATAAAAAGTAAAATCTTTATTCTGAATTCTAAATTTATTTTTATTTCTATTATAAATTCTTAATATATCATTAATAGTATAATACATTTCAATCTCTTTAAATTTTTAAACTCTTTAAATTTTTAAACAATTAATAATCCTTAAACTCTTAATTCAAGAATATAGTATCAGCAGTTATTCTACAAATTCCTGATGAAGTATTTAATTGGTCGCCTGATACTTGTTTAACATCTGAACCTTGAATTTGTCTTGTATAATCTTTATTAATTATCTCTACTTTATCTTGCTCTACTTTAGTCAATGAATTTTTAAGTATATGTGTGTATTCATCTTTTGTAATATATGTGTTTAATGTGCCGTCAGGCATAAAGGTAATATCTGTTCCTGACCTATGATGTGTTCTAATAGTTTCTGAACCTTGTGTATCTGAAAATTCTTGATAATGTCCTGATATTGTTTCTAGGATATGCTTATTTGTAGGACTAGAATTAGGATTTATTTCATTATGTGAAGCGATAGTTCCAACAACAATAGGCATATTAGGATTATCGTGGTCTAGGTCACAAAATACCCAAGTTCCTATTTCTAATATAATATTTTTACCAAATCCTGCACGTCTTGAACCTGATTGTCTAGTTAATGGATTTGTAGGATTTGATTTTTCATTAGAATCAAATTTATCTGTTGAGTGATAGCCAATATATTCAATTGTTTGCATAACTTCAGACCAGGGCAAATCTGCGTCTTTTACTTCATCAGGGTGTAAAGCAAATATTCTGACTTGAACTCGTCCGTCTTTTGTTGGCGAATTATTATTAACTACTATACCACGATATAAACCCATTTATAACTCCTATAATTTATTATAATTATTTATAGTATAAATTTGATATCTGATTTTTATTAAC